TGATGATTTTCACGAATGGGCTGAAGAACAGCCAAAATGGGTACAGGATGCACTATATGAGAATGATAATGATGCAAGGTCAGCAGCAAGAGCAATTGATTTATACAAAGCAGATAGAAACATTGGTAAGAAAGACACAGCACAAAGTAGCAAAAGTGCTGCTATGGATGTTGGCACAAAAACTACAAAAACTAAAGTTGATACTTCTGAGTCAGGTAAAAAGATACGTGAATCCGATGTTCAAAAAATGTCCGCTGCTCAGTATGAGAGACAGGCTGATGCAATAATGGAAGCTATCAGGTCAGGTAACTTTGTATATGATGTATCAGGTTCAGCTAGATAATATAAAAATATAGTTGACAACAAAGAATTTATGTATATAACTATACATAACTAAAAGTGTAACATAACCCCATCTTGGTTACTTATGCTACACTACTACCCTAGACTTTAGAGATTACCCAATTATGTGAGCCTACAAAGGAATCGCTATCCTACGTACAACCTCAACGCATGAATGGTCCTTATAAAGTAAAATGACTAAAAAACTATGTAGTATGCACATCGGTTTGTGTGTACATTTGATAAATGTTTAAGGAGATTAAAATGGCATTTACAGCAGCAGCTGGTTATGGTAACCTCCCTAATGGTAATTTTAGTCCTATTATTTACAGCAAACAGGTTCAACTTGCATTTCGCAAGGGGTCTGTAGCTGAAGCTATCACTAACAGTGATTACTTCGGTGAGATTGCTAATATGGGCGATTCCGTTAAGGTTATCAAAGAACCAGAAATAACAGTCAAGGCATATGCAAGAGGAACAACTATTACTCCTCAAGACCTTGATGACGAAGAATTTTCACTTACAATTGACAAAGCTAATTACTTTGCATTTAAAGTGGATGATATTGAAGAAGCTCATTCTCATATTAACTTTCAGCAGTTAGCATCAGATAGAGCAGCTTATAGACTAGCCGACCAATTTGACCAAGACGTACTTGGTTATATGTCAGGTTTCAAGCAATCAGCTATACATGGTGCACCAGATACAGCTAATACAACTGTGAATGGTACTAAAGCCGTAACAACTGCAGGTTCTGACGAACTCTTATCATCAATGAAAATTGATGCTTCAGACTTCGGTGGTAACGCAGGTGAAGCTGTGGCTATCTTACCAAGAACAGGTGGTGCTACTTCTGCAGCTCCTGCAGATGGCGATAGACACCCATTAACTGTTATTGCTAGAATGTCTAGATTATTAGACCAACAGAATGTTGACACTAATGGTAGATGGTTAGTATTAGACCCTGTATTCATAGAAGTACTAAAGGATGAAGATTCAAGATTATTTGATGCAGACTTTGGTGGTACTGGATTACAGAATGGTTTAATCTTAAACAACCTACATGGTTTCAAGGTTTATCAGTCAAACAATTTACCTGCAGTAGGAACAGGACCATCTAATACAGGTGCAAATAGTTCTACTAACTATGGTATAATTGTTGCTGGTCATTCTTCATCAGTAGCTACTGCCGAGCAAATCAACAAGACAGAGACTTATAGAGACCCTGATTCTTTTGCTGATATTGTTCGTGGTATGCATTTGTACGGTAGAAAGATACTTCGCCCTGAAGCAATCACTACTTGTCAATATCACTTAGCGTAAGGGAGGACTGAAATATGGCACTTGGTGACAATACTCTGACCGCCGCAAGAGGTAACTCTCAACGTGGTAGAAACCCTTATATGGTACAAGGTACTTTGGATTTTGCACAAGCTGCAACCGATAAGGGTTCTGCCCTTGCTGCAGCTGATGTGATTCCAGTACTAACCATTCCAGCTAACACTGTAATCCTTGGTGCAGGTATGGAAGTAACAGAGGCACATGCCGGTACTTCTACTAACACTGCGTTTGACCTTGGCATTGGTGGTGGTGCTAACTTTGTTGATGGATTTGACTTTGATGGTGCATCTGTAGGTGACTATGCTACTATGGCAACAACTGCTCCTGTAGTAATTGGTGGCTCTGCAGATAACCTAGATGTTACTCTTCAAGCAATGACAGGTACAACTACTGGTGGTAAAGTACGTGTATTCGCTATAGTCATGGATATAGATGACTTAGGCGATATGGCTGCTAATGAAGTAGACAGAGATACTTTAGCTTAAATCATATATAAGGGAGCAGGGTAACTTGCTCTCTTATTCTTATAGGAATTATTATGGCAGAGAACTACCTAACATTAACAAATAAAGTAATAGCAAGGTTGAATGAGGTTGCATTAACTTCAGCAACCTTTTCTAATGCTAGGGGTATACAAGTTCAATGCCAAAATGCTGTAAATGAATCAATCAGATTTATAAATCAGCGAGAGTTTAATTATCCATTTAATCATGCAACTGCTACTCAAACTTTAACAGCAGGTGTGGTTAGATATACGTTACCTGCATCTACTAAAACAGTAGACTATAATACATTTAGAATTGTTAAAAATAGTGATTTAGGTAATGGTGGTTATAGATTACATATACTTGATTACAATGACTACATAAACAGAGTTGTCAATCAAGAAGATGAAATAGAAACAACAACAACAAGCACATCTCACACAGATAGTGATACAACTATAACTGTTGTTAGCACTACAGGTTTTGATAGTGCAGGTACAATAGTCATAGGTAATGAAAACATTACATATACAGGAACTACAAGCACAACATTTACAGGATGCACTAGAGGTGCAGGTGGCACTACAGCAGCTTCAATAGATAGTGGTACTACAGTTGCACAGTTTGACAGAGGTAGTGTTCCTGAATACGTTGTAAGAACACCTGATAATAATTATTTATTATATCCATATCCAAATAAATCATATGTAATAAAGTTTGACTATTACACATATCCAACTGATTTATCAGCTTATGATGATACAACAACTATACCTGATAGGTTTGCACCTGTAATTATAGATGGTGCTACAGCATTTGTATATCAGTATAGAGGTGAGACACAACAGTATCAGCTTAACATGCAAAGATTTGAACAAGGCATAAAGAATATGCAAACACTACTAGTGAATAAGTTTTCATATTTACGTTCAACATATATACCAAGAACAGGAGTGTATAACTCAGGTAGTGTAGATATCAGGGCATTATAATGGCAGACCAATCTCAAACAGTGCCTTCAGCATTTACTTGTGAAGGTGGTTTAGTATTAAATAAATCTACATTTATGATGCAACCGGGTGAAGCATTAGAGCTAGAAAACTTTGAGCCTGATATAACAGGTGGCTATAGAAGAATAAATGGCTACTCTAAATATGTATCAGTGGTTGTACCACAAACAGCATCATCTACTGAAAAGGTACTTATGGTTGCTACGTTTGGTAGCAAAGTAATAGCAGCTAGAGGTACTAGTATTTATAGTGCAGACCCGGGTGGTGCATCTTGGACTAGCATAGATAGTGGTAGAACAGGTGCAGGTAAATATAGATTTGAAAGATACAACTTTAATGCTACAGATAAACTAATAGTTGTTGATGGTGCTAATGCTCCAACTGTATTTAACTCATCACTAACAGCTACAGATGTTTCAGCTTCTTCTGTATCAGGTGCTAAATATGTAGCAGCTTTTAGTGACCACATGTTTTATTCAGGCATGTCAAGTACACCACAAGAAATAGTATTTAGTGCACCTTTTGATGAAGATAATTTTACAGTTGCATCAGGTTCAGGTTCATTCTCTGTTGATGATATAATAACAGGAATAAAAGTTTTTAGAGATAGTTTATTTATTTTTTGTGAGAGCAGAATATTTAAATTGACAGGTTCATCTATAGCTGATTTTGTAATGTCAGATGTGACCAGAGATATAGGTTGTATAAATGGTGACACTATTCAGGAATTTGCAGGTGACCTTATATTCCTTGGTCCTGATGGATTACGTACAGTTGCAGGTACAGCAAAGATAGGTGACGTAGAATTAGGAACTATAAGTTCTAATGTGCAATCTATTTTTAATGAAAACATATCTAGTGCAACAGAATTTGACAGTTTAGTTATACCTGATAAAACACAGTATAGAATATTTTTTACTAAAAGTGGTACTGTAGAGAATCAAACTAAAGGTATTATATGTTCTCTTAGAGGACAGAGATTTGAGTTTGCAGAACTTAGAGGTATAAAACCTGCAAGTACTGACCACTTTGTTGATGACGGAGATGTAATAGTTTTACATGGTGGTTATGCCGATGGTTATGTTTATAGGCAGGAATCAGGTGATACCTTTGATGGTGTTAACATAGCAGGTAAATACAGAAGCCCTGATTTAACTTTTAATGACCCCGGAATAAGAAAGCATATGCAAAGGGTTATTATAAACTACGCACCTGAATCTGCAATAGATGCTGATTTATTTTTAAGATATGATTATGAAGATGCTAATGCTGCAAGACCTGCGGCATATCCTTTAGATTCAAATAATGTTATAGCTGTTTACGGAACATCTTTATATGGTACAGCAACATATGGAGGTACAACTCAACCTCTTGTAAGACAAGCAGTAGAAGGTTCAGGTTTCGCTGTAGCATTAAGAGTTAGAGATGGAGAAGGAAGTGCACCTTATTCACTTAAAGGTTTTCAATTAGAATATCAACTAGGAGCTAGAAGATAAATGGGAGCTACATATACTAGACAGTCCTCATACACAGACGGAGACGTAATAACCGCAGCTCATACCAATGATGAGTTTAATCAGTTATTAGCTGCCTTCGCTGCAAGTACAGGACATACCCATGATGGTACGACTGCTGAAGGTGGTCCTATTACAAAGATGCTTGGTACATCTCTTACACTAGGAGATGGCACAGCAGCAACAGATATTACTGTTACATTTGATGGTGAGACAAATGATGGTGTCCTTAAATGGATGGAAGATGAGGATTATTTTGAGTTCAGTGATGACATACTTATTGCTTCTACAGAGAAGCTACAATTCAGAGACACAGCTATATACATCAATTCAAGTGCCGATGGACAACTTGACATTGTTGCAGACACAGAAGTCCAAATAGCTGCCACAACTATTGACATAAATGGTGATGCAGACGTATCAGGTACACTTACATATGGTAGCTTATCTGATGGCTCTATAACTATTACAGCATTTGTTGATGAAGATAACATGGCATCTGACAGTGCTACCCTTGTACCTACACAACAATCTGTAAAAGCATATGTAGATGCACAGGTAACTGCTCAAGACTTAGACTTCCAAGCAGATAGTGGTGGTGCATTAAACATAGACTTGGATAGTGAAACACTTACTCTCACAGGTGGCACAGGTATTGATACAAGTGGTAGTGGTAACACTGTTACATTTGCAATAGATTCTACTGTAGCTACACTTACAGGCACACAAACACTTACAAATAAAACACTTACAACTCCTGTTATAAGTACTATTAGTAATACAGGTACAGTTACATTACCTACAGCAACAGACACACTTGTAGGCAGAGCTACTACTGATACATTAACTAACAAAACAATAGATGTAGACAATAACACAGTATCTAACATTGAAGTAGATAATTTTAAAGCTAGTGCTGTTGTAATTGAATCAGAAGGTATTGG